AAATACGTTTTAGCGTAATTAACTAAACTAGATCTTAACTCTGTAAAATCTTTATTTAGGTATTTTATATCTTTAATTGTTGCCATTAATTGAATGCTATATCTAATTGATCACTTATATTAGTGTCTGCTATTGTATATTTTAATGTTACTACTACCTGATTTATATCTGGATATTCAACAACATCTAATCTAGCTACTATAACACTAGGAAAATATAAACCTATTTGATTTTGAATATCTTGTTTTAAAAAATCTAAGTTATTAGCTGTAATTTGTTCAAATATAAAATTTCTTAAATTGCCACCAAATGTTGGATTTAAATAGCGTTCTGGTTGATTAGTTAAGAAAAAATTTATTAAATTATTTTTAATAGCATCTTTAGTTAAATAAGTGGACTGAAATACTCCAGGGTTACTAAAATTTAAACTAACACCAATAGCGGTACCAGTTTTAGTATCAATAGGAAATATTTTTTGTGCACCGTATGCCATTATTATTTATTTAATAAACCCATAATTTGATCTAATCCAACATTACCTTCAGGTAAAGATCCATTAACAGCGTCTCCTCCTCTAGGTATAAATGTATTAGCGGTAAGAGCTTCTGTTGTCATTGTTCTACCAGATGCCATATCACCTAAAATATTAGCCATAACTGCTTTTTTAGCGTTCGGATCTAATGGTTTAGAATTAATTGGTTTTACTGATTCTGTAACAGTTCCATAACCACCTTGACCTACTGAGGCTTTAGGTGCTTTAACCGCTTCTAAAAGTATTTCTTTCATTTCTTCAATGAATACTTCACGAACGGCTTCTTTAATGATTTTTTTAAATTCTTCTGATTTCATCGTGTTATAAATATTAAGTTAATAGGCTTTTAAATTATCTCTATCAATAATTAGTTTTAATTCATCAATTAATGTTTGATCATCAGTTGTAAATGATAATTCGGTTTGAATTAATATAATACTATCTTGATTTTTACCAATAGCTCGTCTACGAGTTATAGTAGAAGTATATGGTACTAATTCAATTTCAATAATAAAGCCTTTATAAGTTGTTTGATTTTGTGTTATTGTTGCTTGAGCTTGAACATCTGCTATATCTTGTGTTTCTTTAGATATAGGAACTAATTCATTTGCTTGATCTGGGGCGCATTTTTTTAAGAAAATATCAATAGAACTTAATAATCCTATAGCTATTAATACAAATCCACCAATAATAGATGATACTAATGCTGCTCCTCCAATTATTGCTTTATATTTAGCTATTTTAGCATTACCTTCTTCGTCTGTTTGTAATTTTATTTTAGCTAAATCTAATTGTTGTAATGTAGTAGGTAAAGTAAGAAATAATGGTGGAGATATTATAGCGGCTGCAATAGCTACAAGTTTAGCTAAATCAATACCTTTAATAGCTAATTTTAAAAGATCTAAAAATGTAATAGCTACTGCTAATGATATTGTGATAATAGTTAAAGTTTTAACAATTTTATTTAATTGATTAACTATTAAATTTCGTTGTTGTATTATTTTATCTATAGTAGCTTGATCAGCACAAATACCAGCATCTATATATTTTTGTATATAAGTTTTAATTAAATTTATTAACGCAGGTTCTATAATTTGTTTGATTTGATCACCAAGTACTAATAATAATGATGGTAATTTAGCAATACCTTGTGCTTTTAAATCAGATGGAGTAGCATTTAAAATTTCAGTAGCATTTAATGCTGTAGTATTAGACTGAGCTAATACTAACTGTTCATCTGCTGCTTTTTGTAATCTAATCTGTTCTAATTCTTTTGGTGTTGCCATTATACAGTTTTAACAGTGTTAGATTTTATTTTTTCAAGATTACCTTTAATTGCATTTAATTTAGTTGATAGAAAAAACGCGGGAGTTGATAATGCAACTAATGGTGTTCCAGTACCTGTGGACATTATTCCTTTTAAAGAATCTAAAAATTCTACCATATTATCAAGTATTGATGCTAAAGTAGTAATAGTACTATCACCTAATAAAACAGATTCAGTAGCATTTTTAGAACCTAATAATATATTACCTGATTGAATTATAGTTGTAGGTGCATCAATATTAACTGATTCTATAGCGTTTAAGTTTACTGATTTAATAGAACTTAAAAGTAAGTGATCTTGATTTGTATTTAATACTATACGTCCTGAATTATATATTAATTGAGGACCATTAAATTTATTTATATCTTGAGGTGGGTTATTAGGATAACTAAAATAACTAATACTAGATGCATTTAATGGTATAGTTTGTGTACTAGTTAAATAAATAGAACTTAAATCCTCATTAATATTTTCTACTATAGGTAAATAACCTGCTGTTTTATTTTCTTTTAATGGTTGACCATTTCTAATAATAGTAATAGGATCTCCAGATTCACTTGGTCCTTGTGACCAATTATTTAAACCAAAAACTGCAGGAGCTTTAGTTTTAATAGTTGATCCAAAACGAATACTATTACCCCATCTTCCTTCATAAATCATATCACCTTCATAAGGTACTAATGAATGAATATAACCACGTTCAATAAATGTATTACCAAGTTCAAGTTTAGTATACTGGCTGGTTACAGTTATTAAACTTCCTAACTCAGCCATTGTATATGTTTTTTGTTGGGATGGAGGAGGTATATTAGAATTAACAGGATACGCGTTATGGTTTGCTGTGTTCCATAATCCTATAGTACTAATATAATAACTATTTATACTGGTTGTTACTTCTCCTATGCCTGTATTTGGAGCTCCAATTATATAAACAATTTCTCCTATTAATGGATATGCCTTATTATTAGATAATATAGGTCTAGCTAATGGCAAACTAAATGAATCTTTACCACTTGGATTTATTACAGAATCATAAGCTATAGTACCTATACCTTGCCATCTTCCTGCTTTTTCAAAAAGTTTATGATTAGCATCTAATACTATATCTACAACACGATAAGCTGATGTTATATTACTAAAAAATAAAGGATTATCAGTAACGTAACTTCTATTACCTACATTACTTTGATCAATAACAGTACCTTGTCCTTCTGTTCCTTTAACTGACATCTTTACTTATTTTATCTATCTCGGCTAATAGTTGTGTTTTTTCTTCATCAGATAAATCAAATCCATTACCTGCCTCCGCTGAGTTAGATAAAGCACGTTGGATAATAGTTGCCATTTTAATTAATTGTTCATCATTTTTGACACTTATTTCTAAGTATTCTTTGATTAAAGGTACAATTAATGTAGCGTCACCAATATCATTAATTAATGGTTTTAGTTCACCTATTAAAGTTGATATTTGTTTTTCTTTTTTCTTTTGATTATCGTATATCTCGCTTAAGATATCAGAGAATTTTTTGTTTCCAAAAACAACTGATTCTAAATTACTCATGATTTTTATTTATAAATATGATACTTAGAAATTTGTATATCCGTTTTCAATATAAAATAAATAATGTTCTTTAAATATATCACCTAATTTATTAGCTATTTTAGTAATTTTAGGTGTCTTTACATCAATTATTTCACGAATGTATATATAAAGTGCCTTTTTATTAAATATATCTAATACCTCACGTTTACGGAATAACTCAAGAATCGCGTCAGCTATTTTAGCATCACCATCTTTAGGAAATAACGTTTTTAAGTTATTAGAACAGTATTCAGTATATAGTGTTAAGAACTCATTTAAGCGCTCATTAGGCGGGATATCATCAATTTCATACGAATGTTTTTCGTCTTGTTCTAAATCCTCAATTGGTGCTTTATCTATACGTTTTTTATAATTTTTAGTATTAGATATAATTAAATATCGTTTTACAATAGTACCAAAGTAAGAGTACGCTTTAGCACCTTTACTTTGATCAAATAAATGAATTTTACTTAATAGAAATGTTATAATTTCATGTTGTAAATCTTCAATATTATCTACCTCAGTATAATAAAATTTAAATGTATGTATAATATTTTCCGTTAGCTTAAAGAAAGCATAATGGATTCTTCTATTATAAATCTTATCACGTTCATCAAAGTCTAAAGACTTATTATAAGCAACGATAGCATCTTCTGTGTCTTGAGTAAAATACCTAGTAGAACTTGGGTTCTTAGGTAAATTACTAGCGTTTATTATTGAACTCATTTAGTGTTGCTTGTATATTTTTTACTTCTTTAAAAAAGAATCCAATTTCATCATCTGATTCAAATGAACCTTTATGATCAATTTGTTTTAATTTAGCGTCAGCTTTATTAACTGTATCCATAAATTTAGATATAAATGTATCTTGAGACATGATTATATCTTCGGCTTGTTCATTTTTCATTAGAAGGTTAAAGGTCGTGAATCCTAAGATCACAACCAATACACTTAATATTATTAATATCATTTTTATTCGTCGAAGAAATTAGACATTACATTTTTTAAACCTTCACTTTTAACACTACTTAGTGCTTTAGATTTAACTGGTGTCTTCTTATCTTCTTTTTTTAAATTAAAATTTGCTTTATTTTCTGCTTTAGGACCTAATAATTTAGGTAACCATTCTCTTTCGAATTCAATTCTTGCCGCCATTAAGTCAGCTTGGTGAACTATATAGATTAATGAAGTGCGAGGTCTAGTTTCTGGCATCCATGACATTAAGTATGGTTTATTAGCTTCATCATATAGACCATCATGTAACTTAATAGTTAACATTTCATTTTTAGTGACTGTAATTCCTAGTTGAGATAATATATATAAACCACGATCAGGAACAGACATAAACTCTAAACGATCATTAAACATATAGGGTTCATTTAATTTTTCTCGTCTCCATTGGTCAGTTTGAGGTAGATATGCTTCTTCTTTAAACGTTCCAAATTTACCTAAATCATGATTCAGAGCAGAAAATATTAATTCTTCTGTAGTATAAGTATCAATTACATCCATTTCCCTCCATACACGATCTATTTTTATGGCACCTTGAATTACTCTATTAACATGATCTACATAACCACCAGGAAAACAATTATGATATTGAGGCTTATGAGCAGCAGGCATCATCATAAAACGTTCAGAATATTGTTCATAAAACGCTTTTAACTTAGTACCACGGTCTCCCATAATGTACATATCTATATAACCTAAGAACTCTTCCCAGTTATTTAATATTTGTTCCGGTTGTAACATATTAGTACTTATTGATTTCATTAGGTGTAACAGGTTCCATATTAATATATGATTTCATCTGTTCAATTAGATCTCTACAAGATGTGATCATGTCATCATACTCATCTTTAGTTCCTTGACGTCTTAATAAGTAAGACATTTTAGTTAAATTAGACTCTAAATTCTCTAATTTCCTATTAAAAATTTCTCTATTTCTCATATGTTTATTTATAACCACCCATTTTATTCTTTAGGTGTTTTTGTTCTTGTTTCGTTCTTATTCCCTATCTCTCTTAATCCTTAAAACCCGTATTTAAAATATAATGTTATTTACTTGGGGAGCCAAACTTTAGGAGAATTTTGTTTACTTCTGTTTCAAGTGATTTTAGATATGCACAATCTTCATATCTTTCTATTGATTCAAAGTAATATAAACAACGTTTAATACTAGTCAACAGCATATCGTCAGTTGCTAAGGTAATGTAATATACGTGGGATAAATCGGTAATATCAAGTCTTTTAATGTATGAGTATGCTATAGAATAAGTTAAGTATTCAACTGTGTCTTTTACTTTATCCTTATCTATATCATGTTCATCTTCTAGTGAGTCTAGAAGATTTTTCATGAAATATTGATAACCATTATTATAGTTGTGTATTAGTTTTTTAAACATACCAATCCAATAAGAAGGAGTGTCCCTGAGGTCATTAATTGCCTCTTGGAACTCTCCATCATTAAATGAATTAAATACTTTATCTATGTCCATACTCCTGATATATAATAAAGAGTGGTCATAATGCCAAGCTGTAATTGAATTACTTATATGGTGTATAAACTGGTTTACCGTTTACTCTAGTACAACGTAATACTTGCTTTCTTTGTTTACCTGTAGATTCCCAGCTAACATGAACCCAATCAGGGTTAGCATCAGTTCCGTACTCGTAAATTAATTGATCAAAATTCAAATGATCCTTGATATAATCGAATACCATTTTATTAGATACACCTGTACCTCTACCATCCTGATCTAAATCAGCTGCTTCACCTGAACAGTGTTGTGAGGTAGCACTAGAACCTGGAGTAACTTCATTTAAAGCTTTAGAACGGTAACCTGAAGAAACCCAAATTGGTTTTCCAAAATGTTCTCTTACTTTGTCTAATATATTAACTGATAATCCTTTTAAGCACTCTAAATGTGCAGGAGTTGGATCATTTTTAATACCTAAACGTTTCGCTGTTCCTGAAGGAGTTAATTCAGCTAATGTGAAATACTTTGATAATTGCATAAGTTATAATAATAAAATAAATAAAGAAAATATAGTGACAAATCCTATAGTAGTAATGACTGCATCTAGATTTGTAGTAGTATCATCGTCTGTACCTTTAGCAGCTATAACAGAGTTAGGATCTAGTTCATATCTATTCTCTGCTTCATTAAAGTTATAAAGCAAATAGTTCCCATTAGGGATTAGAATAGAGCCACGCTTATAGATAGTATCTTTAACTACAGTTGGTTTAATTTTAGTAATAGAATCAATTTCTATCTTGAGTTTATCAATCTGAGTCTTAGTATTCTTAAATACAATATTGATATTCTCCGCTTGCTTCTTAGTCATTATAACAACAGTATCCTTACCCTCAATTCGTTGAGTCGGATACGATTGGCTCAAGGCTGAATGGGATAGACTTATCAGGAGAGTTATACTCAACAATAGCCTTAGTTTCTTGTAGTTCATTTTTTAATTGTGTTTTTTCTTCTTGTAATGTTTCTATACTTTCCTTCATCCCATTTACCTTGCTCGAAGACATCTTATCAATTTGCTTTGTAAGTACATTAATCTTCTTTAACCTGTTTTGAGATTTTAACATAAGAGCATCTAACTCTTTTTCTTTAGGATCTACTACTTTTGGCGATTGAGCCAAAACAGCAGTCATTAAAAGTATAAATATAATAGCTATTCTCATTTTATTATTTGTAACATTTCAACTTTTGAAATCATATATCCTAAAGTTGAATCACTTTTTCTAATATGTTCAGTTAATTTATCAACTTTTTGATTTAGCATAATTACTTCTGTATTATAATTATCTATCTGTTTGGTATAGTTCATCTTACCATCTATATATAAATATCCGATAGCTACTAATACAATAAATAATAAACCTTTTACAGGATCTTTACTAAACTGCTCAAAAGATACAGGCATTGCTGAAGGAACTTTAATTTCTGTTTTTTTAGGTGCTGCCATTATTCTTCTCCTTCTTTTTTCTTACCCCAAATTTTATCTACAGATGCAAGACCTAAACATCCGAATGCAAGTAACGCAACAGCATCAACTAATTCTTTAGAAGGAGCAAAATGAGCCTCTGTAAACGAATTAGAGTACATAGTAATACATAATGTTAATGCGCATAAGATTCCTACGAATCTCTTAGAAGATGGTGTGCCTTTTTCATCTTTGAAAAGACCACCTAACCAGGTTATAATATTTTTCATTATCGTTTTAATTATTTAAAGATAAATATAACTAATTGACGACAACCTATTTTATGATAAATATGGTACTCGGTAGGGGAATCGAACCCCTGTTTGAAGAATGAAAATCTCCTGTCCTAACCCCTAGACGAACCGAGCGTTCTTAATATATTGGTAGTGGGTTTAATTTATTTACTTGTTAATTTAGTTTCCAATTTATCTAATCGAGAGTCTAATTGGGAAAAAACTTCTCGTTCTGTGTTATCAATTCTACGATGTAATTGATCATTTACTTGATGTATACTATCATGAATATATTTTGTTTTTTTTTCAAACTCAACAGTAAAGTTTTGTCTGTATTCATTAAATTGTTTTTCAACACTTCTAACCTTAAAAAATCCTATAACAGCAACTATTACAATTGCAATAACCACTACCGAGGACATTCCTAAAATAAATGATAATGTTTCCATTTTATTTGTCTCCTTATAATTTTATACTACCAATATATCAAAGAACAGTTACCCCTCAAGGACTCGAACCTCGATTAATTGGACCAAAACCAATTGTCCTGCCATTAGACGAAAGGGTAAGAAGCGGAAGATGTAGGATTCGAACCTACGGTACCTTGCAGTACAACAGTTTTCAAGACTGTCGCGATAGACCAACTCTGCCAATCTTCCAATTACAACTTTTATATCGCCTCCAGAGTTGTCAACTGTGCCTACTAACGATTAGGAGCTATTAAGCGAGCAGATCTTACGGTATGCCACGGCTGCTTTTCGATCCCGTGTACTTAGGGCTTTTGTAGCGGAAGAAGGGCTCGAACCTTCGACCTCTAGGTTATGAGCCTAGCGAGCTACCAACTGCTCTATTCCGCGATGTGTAATCAGGACAGGATTTGAACCTGTATGATGTATTTCTCTTACATCTCGGAATTAATGGTCTTATGGAATTAATAATTCCTTTAACTTACCTAGTTGCGTCTACTATTCCGCCACCTGACTATTTTCTCCTTAGTTCACTCCTGTTCTTTGAACATACCGTGACGGGTTGTTTATTCATATATTTCTACCTAAGGAGCAATTGGTTTTGCGCTCGATTTATATGAATCCGGGAGCTTTCTGCAAGAATCGAACTTGCGACCTACTGATTACAAGTCAGTTGCTCTACCAGCTGAGCTAAGAAAGCGTAACTAATTACTTAGTTACTGTATCAACAGATACTGAATCTACCACTACTGTTGAATCAACAGAAGTTGAATCTGTAGTTGTAGTTTCTTTTGTTGAGTTAAATTGACATGAAGTCAAAACGATTGCAGCTAAAGCTGCGATTGCAATTAGATTTTTCATCTTCTTTTTTTATTGGTTTTTATTTGTTTAATTTATCGTATTATAAATATACTAACTCCTATACGCAGAGCCAAGTTTCCTTATAGTTTCTTTTGCTTCATTTAAAGATATTTCAAAAAATTCTTTATTTGATGAATACCTAAACGAATCTAATGCTCTATGAATTTCTGCTTCTAATCTATCAGAATCAAAACAGTCAAACGCCCATTCAACTTCAAACGGAATTGGAACACCAGTTGATCGTGAAATTTCTCTTGCCCGTTCATCAGGATGTTTTGTTGTATGACCAATTTTAAAAAGGCCAGGCATTGTTTTATTAGATAAAATATAAATCCAACTATTATGTTTACCTTGTCTCCAAGTTTGAGTATTTCGGTTAGTATAATAATTTATTTCATCCCAACCATTACCCATAGGAACCATAGTATAAAAATAAGCATTTTCTAATTCATCAGAATTTTCCATACTAACCGGAATAAAGGCTTGTGCTTCTTCAACAGTTAATTTTTTTAATACTTGTTTATTGGTTTTATAACTTCCCATAGTTCTCGCGCGCTAATTTTGTGTATACCTATCTACTAATATACATATATACGAACTCGTCATTAATTGACGAATTCGTTTGCTAATTGGTACAACTTATTGTTTAACTCCATGTCCTTATTGAAGTTCTTAATTTTACGTGCCTTACGATTTTTAGAACCATAAGCGTAATTAAATAACCCGTGTGTTAATTTTTCCTGAACCGTATTAAACACTGACCACATGTCGTTACCCTTATCTTCCTCACGTGACGGAGTTAATAAGTCATTTAAATCGATGGTGATATGCTCTAATTCACTATCAGTAAATCTGGAATTCAATGCGCGTTTAGCAAAATCAAGCATTTGGTTTGAATTCAAAACCGTGGTTTTAAAGCGGTTCATTGATTCAACAGTTAACGGTAACTTTTCTACCATTGTATTAATGGTTTTTTCTAGTTCCTCAAAATCGTATCCGTAGTGTCTAATTTTTAGATTCTCGAATTCTTGATTACAAACCACTAAACCATTTTCACAAATCATTCTAAATAAACCGGCTGTGAATGTAAACGCATTTTTACCGTCATGTGAATTGGTAAGTAATATTTGAGGGAAAACTGTGTCACCATCTACCCCATCAATTACAATTTCTGGATTTCTAAACACAACTAAGTGTTTTTGATATCCTACACTCTTACGCGCTTTAACTTGTTTTGCATCAACCACACCCCATCCTAATAACTCCATATCGTCAATAATTTTTTCGGTTGAGATGTGAGCGTACTTATCTGAAGTACTAGGTGAACCGGTAGTTGTGAAAATTGAATTTGCTCTTGTTTTGATTTCCGACTTGTCGATGAAATCCATGTTTTTAATGTCTAGCATAACCTTTATTTTTTAAATTGTTTAACTTATATCTTTTTTAACATCTTAAATATAATATCCTTATCCTGGTGAGCCAAACTTAAGGTATATAGGTATATATTTGCATCGATGTGAAAAATTGTACTTCTAAGTTGTTCCCGGCCTTTAACCGGTTATACCAAAAGGGCTATATGGAATTACGCATTATGCATTTTACAATCGTTCGTCGTTTATAGCCGGGATATGGGCGGAGTATAGCGGTGTTAATGCGTGTTAGTGGTATGGTAGGTAGTGGTAGTATATCAATATATACGCTCCGCGCGCAGTATACGTTTACTTGCTGTTTTTACATTCCCCTTATACTATACCACATACCACGCATCGATGGATAACAACGCACGCATTTCCACCGCATTACCTCCGTACATATACCGTATATATACCGCAAACAGATAGGGGATGTAACCCACACAAGACAAAAGAAAGGGGATCTAGAAATCCAGACCCCCATAAGATATGATATGAAATATTATTTAACCCGTCTGTGTTGTTTATAACGGTCAATTAATTCTGTTCCAACCACCAATACTACCATAGTAAGTATTAACGTGATGCTAAAGTCGATTCCGATGTCTGACATGTTGTTGCGGTTTTAGTGTTTAGTGTTATTGTTAATTGAGGCTAAATATAGTATTGCTACTACTAATAAAAATGTTATCATGTTGATTAATGTTTTAAATATAAATGCTCGTCTTTCCGAGCCGCCAAACAAGTTCTCCATATTAACGGAATGGATGCCATATCGGAAGATTGTTATCTCTTCGTAGTCAGGACAGGATTCGAACCTGTTTCTGTTTTGGGATTACATTGCTGCATCTACCTCCACCGTGGTAACCATTCCACCACTTGACTATTTGTTATTCGTTTATAAACTCAATTATTGTATTAATGGTACCTTTTAAGTAACCAAATTTAAATGCATCTGAATTATTATTATCTACTATTACATCAGATTCTAATACTGCTGTTAATGTGTTTTTAATAATGTCTAATTTTGTTTTTTCGATGTTCATATCTTTATTTTCTTATTATAATTAAATATAATAAACTAATCCTGGTAAGCCAAACCTATCTATCATTTAATCGTTTGAACACATCTAATAATTCTGGATTATTATTAATACGGTTTAATAAATTCTCCATACCTTGGTCCATGATATATTCATTACATTCCGATTCCGAACCTTGGAATAATACATTATCATCATTATCTACTACTTGGTAGGTGTTGTTTATTAAGTGTTCTTTTTTCATATCCGTTTCTTATTATACTTAAATATAATAAACTAATTGTGGTGAGCCAAACAAATTACCATATACGTTTTTCCATTAAATTGCCTCCCCAGTCACCGCCCTTACATGCTTGTTTAGGCTTGTGATGTCTATAGTAACGACGTGATGAACATGATTGTGTTAACATTAGTAATCCAATTAATAATGCTAATAGTGTGATTGTTTTTCTCATGGTTAACCAATTACACTTTCTAGTTCCATCACTAACCTTGATTTAAAGTCATCATCAAGTGGTTGATCAAAACTTTCTATCACAGTGTACTTAAATGTGTTTTTACTTAACTGTTCTTTAACCACTGTGTAATTATACCTTTCATAATACACCTCAAACGTTGTGGTTATTCTTGTTTCTAATTTTATTATATTCATATCTTATTTATTTAATTTGTCTACTCCATACTTACTAATAAACTCTTGTAGTGGTATTAACTCGATTTCATTATCATCGATCCATAACACTTCTACTAACTCGTTACCTGGTACATCTAAAATGTTTAATATTTTCATATCCGTTTCTTATTATATCTAAATATAACATCAATTATTAGCGAGGCCAAATCAGACCTCACTAAATTCAAACGAACCATTCATCACATATGCTTTACTTGCCCATGACTTAGCATTTACTTTATTATATTGTTCTTGAGAATATAAAGCTGTATTATATAGACTCTGATTAATATCACCTATCTCTAACTCACGTAATAAATCTTCCTCAATCCATACTTTTTTACCTACCCGAGCGTAAACCATAAAATCATACCTACCCAACTTATCATTTTCTTTTATATAGGCAATTGAATGTACATGTTTAATTTTATAACTACGAAATACATCAATCGCACTTTTAGCTTGTTTAACACTTGTAATCATAAACCCGGCTTGACATTTTGTTATAACTCTATACTTACCTTCACCACACATACTATCACCACTATAGTTTGTGATGATTAAATCTTTGTTTTTTTGAGCAATAATAATTTCTTTTTTCATATCTTTATTTTCTTATTATATCTAAATATAACATCAATTGACCCGGAAGCCAAATTTTTTATTTATTAATTATGATTTGAGTCATGTTTTTAATAAATGTTAATTGATATTGAATTAATTCAGGTTGTGTTGAATTAAATTGAATATTTTGAGATTGTAAAAAATTAATTAATGATTCAGAAATTGTGTTTGGTAATTGAATTTTAATTGATTTTGGATTATTAAAATAAATAAACTGTTTAGGAAAATTTAATTTTAAAAATTGTTTAATGATAGTGTTTGTGTTTGTCATATCTTTTTTCTTTATAATTAAATATAACATCAATTGATCGGGAGGCCAAGCAAGAGGTTAGCCCTGGGCGGATATGAAACGCGCCAGGACCAGTTACCTCAGATATTAAGAAAAAATAATGTTTTGATACTCCGGGTTGGTTATTTCTAATTCCAACTCCTCATCTGATCCATCAGAATCAATTTCAATTGTGCCGTAATATATTTGTGTACCTGTTAATTGAAAACTCATTCTCATCCCAGCCTCACCATTTCTATTCTTAGTAAATGTTAAATATGTACCACCACCATTTCTATCTGACTCACGTCTCATTTCTAACATTGCGTCTGTTAAGTGTTTCAGCTTATTCGAACCCACAAACACACCCGCTTTAGTAACCTGTTGAATCAGTAGAAACGATGTGTACTTATTTCCTTTATTATCGCCTTTATTATTGTTAACACAAACATCTACTAACCATGACTCGGCAATTTTTCTATCCCAATTGTTATCATCCCTAACCCCATCAATAATTTCAGCGATGGAATCAATTAAAACTAAATCATAACCAATGTTAAGCGCTTGTTCAATTACATCCTTAGTGTTATGATTCATATAGTCACTCATAAATAAAGTGTCTACTATACCAAACTGTGGGAACCTTTGTGTGTATTTAAACATTTGCTTACGGCCCATCTCACCTGATATGAATAAGCACTTACGATTTTTATTTTGTACCGCGGCTAATAGATCAAGTAACAATGTTGTTTTACCTACACCCGGATCACCTATAATCATCATATTTGAAGCACTCGGCACTCCACCCTCATAACTTACAAAGTGATCTAATGCTAGACCTGACTTCATTGTCTCCATCATTTTAGGATCGACATTTAAGTTATTTAACTTAGTTATAGCCGAGAAATCAATTAACGATGGCGTGTATGTGACATTTTGCGCTACCTTCTTTTTAGACGGTCTACCGCGTCTTTTAGTTTGTGTTTGGTTCATATCTTTTTCTTTAATTTCTTAATACTTAAATATAACATCCTTACCCCGGAGGGCCAAACCTATTTATGTTTCACTAATAATTTGTTTAACTTCTAAAATTAAATATTCTTTAATTTGTTTCTTACAAACACCTTTTTCTCTTAAATCTTCAGTCATCTGAGTTATAAGTTTATATAACTTTGAATCATGTTTTGGTTTAGTTAATAAACAAATCTGGTGTTGAAAATAATCTCTTTTCATATCTTTTTCTTTAATTTCTTAATAATTAAATATAATAAAGTTTGGCCCTAAGGCCAAACCTGTTTAACCTTCTATCAAATCTTCTTTTTTATCAATCCAATATTGATGTTCCATTAACTCACTATACTCCTTACTACACTCTACACAACCCGCCACTTTAATTCCATTAAACTTGGCATGGTTAGTTGCAAGTGCTGGTGTACCACATAAGTTACCTTGACCTGATTTGTAAATGTGTGCTGTGTTACTCCACACATTACCTTTGTTACCATAAATGAAGTAACCTGATTTTAATTCTGTTTCGTTTATCATATCTTTTTTTCTTATACCTAAATATAACATCAATTAATTGGGATTCCAAACAAATTAATCAATTTCTACTAAATCAATATAAAACCAAGTATCTTCTTCACCATCATCCATTACTTTAACACTTGGTAAACCACCATCATATCCTTCTTCAATATACTCAATTATATTGATATTATCAATATGAACTAATTCTTCAAATGATCCTTCAAAATCTGAAACTGCAAATACTGTACTTCCCATATCTTTTTTTTTTAAATGTTTAACTTATTTTCTTTATACCTAAATATAACATCTTATTTTACCAAGGCCAAATATTCTTTAACCTTAACCAATACAAATTTATTAATATCACCTTTATCAAATCCTTCTTTACCCAACTCTTTACATATAGAGTTAATAACAGTTTCTAAAATTTCATGATCTTGATTTAATATTAAATCATCCATAAAATCAAATTTTAATTTATTCATATCTTATTTAATTATTATATAAAATTATACAATTCTCTTTTTCTTTAATCCTATGATTTATCCACTCTTTAGTATCACCTATAAGCATTACTTCTTTTGTTTTATCTTCAATTTTAGATAATTTTTCAATTAATTCTTCTACTGTCATATCTTTTTTCTTTATATCTAAATATAACATCAGTTCATGGCGAGGCCAAACTTATTTTAATCTATGACTATTATTATCTATATATTTTTTTACTCTATTTATAGAACTATTAATTAAATGTCCTTGATTAGAACCTGCAATTCTTTTTAAGAATACTCCATTAATATCTCTTATTTCTGACCATAAATCAAAATTTAGATACTTATTAATTAAATTATTACTTAAATCAAATGTTTTTCCTTCATTATAAAGTAAATATCCTTTAGTTTGAATATTAAATCCTTTATAAGTCTCATTATTTAATTCTAAACAATAAGCATCACAAATATTTTTATGATTTTCTTTAGAGATAATTTTATACGATTGATTTTTCATATCTTTTTTTTCTTTATATTTAAATATAATAAAGATTGGCCCGAAGGCCAAATCTATTTAACTCCAAACCTCATCAAAATCATCTTCTAACTCACCTAAATTATTAAACTCATAATCTTCAATCATTTCCTTACACAATTCTAATAAATTCTTCTTAGCCATTTTTTCATCAAATGACATATCTTTGTCATTTAAATTATTAGAACAATCAATTAAATCTAAGTAAGTATTTCTGAACCTACAATAACTCATATTTGCCATATCTTATGTTTTTAAAGTGTTTAACTTATTTTCTTAATAACTAAATATAATAAAGATTGGCCCGAAGGCCAAACATTTATACTAAATTAATTTCCATTTCCCCCAACATCCTTATAAACTCACTTATTAAAATATCATCCTCCTTACTTAACTTCTCATTATAAACATCCTTACCCACAATATCACTTAACACATCCATCCACTCCTCACTCCCATACTCAATTTCCTTATTATCTAAACCATCCATCTTCTCAAAATACTCATCATCAATTCCATTATTAAATAAAATCTCCAATACATTCTCATGTGTAAATCTTTTCATATCTTTTTTTTTAAATGTTTAACTTATTTTTTCTTTATAATTAAATATAACATCAATTATTTAACTTTCCAAACATTTTTAATCATTTAAATAAACAACTAATCTATCAAAATTATTAAAATAATTTCTCACATCATAACCTTTATCTTTTAAAATATTATACACTTTCTCTCTATCCTCATCACTTAACCAACTAAATTTTAATCTCCTTTTACCACTTCTATACTTATCATTATACCAAGAAAATTTATCACCAATAATTTCCTTTACATCACTTCTTAAAATTTCATAATTTTTCATATCTTTTTTTCTTATTTAATTAAATATAATAAAAATTATTTAAAAAGCCAAATGGGGGTTAAAACATACCCCCATTAATTATTACTACTTTCTTTGAATCTTTTAACCTATCATAATCAGGATCTCCATCTTCATCTAATTCATAATCCTCATCATCATACTCTTCTAAATCATCATCACCTTCACCTAAATAAATTCCTTCAATTTCATTTACATATCTCCAATCTGTTGGATCTATACCTTCAATTCTTACTTCAGTTTCTAAATTGAACTTACTTAATTCTTCGATTAATTCTTTTACAGTCATATCTTTTGTTTTTAAATGGTTTAACTTATTTTTTCTTATTACTTAAATATAACATCAGTTTTATTGGACTCCAAACAAGTTATTTAAACTCATTCCAAAAATCAATTCCCCAATCTTCTTCAGTTCTATAATCTTCTGAAAATTTATTTAAATCATCTACTAAACAAACTGATCCTTGACTATCTATATTAATATAGATCTTATCTAAATCTTTACTTAAATCTCCTAATATTTGAAAATC